ACCAGACCTATCATTCTCTCGTGTAAGGTCAGTCTGAGTGATGTCACCACAGAACATAATCTTACTGTCTTCACCAATTCTGGTGATCATTGAATCCAACTCATGAAAGTTTAAGTTGGAGAATTCATCTACAATAACGATAGCATTATCAAGAGTAACACCACGAATAAAACTTGTAGACCAGAAACTAATAGTTTCCTGCGCTCTAAGATTGTCATAAAGCATCTCAAATGAATTGTCATCTGGCATACTGAACATGTATCTAACCATGTTCTTGTATGGAATCTGATAAAGTGCAGACTTATCTTCATGGTCTCCTGGTAGGAAACCAATCTCTCTGGTAGGAACCAAAGACCTTACAATGTATATCTTATCATAAGGAGTAGATTCGTCAAGTACCTCTTGCAATGCAAGATACAAAGTGATAAAGGTTTTACCTGTACCCGCTGCACCATGCAGTAAGAGATTCTTTCCTTCACTATACTGTGCAAAGGCAGTCTTCTGATTATCTGTTAGAGGACTAACAGGAACCAGATACGATGAATCGATAGGTTTCTTTCTTTTCATAGACTTCTTGGACATTCCGTTAGGGAAAGTTTTAGGAGAGTTAGTTCCTTTTCTTGCTCTTGCCATAGTTTAGGTGAATCGACTCAAGTTTGAACGAGGATGTGCTGCTTGTACTTTGGACATGACTTCTTTGAAACCATCATCCATCTTAGGTGTACCATAGGTTTTACCTGCAACACCCGCAGACCAGTCTTTATCCCAGTCTGGGTTATCCTTTCGCCATTGATCATAATCTGTCATTGACATGGAGAGTTCCTTTGTCTCTCCAGTTTCTTTGTTTTTTACTGGGTAGGTAGGCATTAGTTCCACTCCATTGCTTCAGAAATAATAGGGAATTGTTCAATAAAGATTTGCTTACAAGCGTTAGCAATATCCATGTGTTCCTGTTGTGTACCGTGACCAGATCTCAAAGAAATGTAGTGCATCCATGAACGGATGCTGCCTGACATGTAGATTTTGGTGGGCGTACATAAAGGTAGGATCATTCTAGCACACTCTTTAGCAATACCGCGAGAGAGCATGTCTTCATAAAGTGCGAATGAATCATCAATGACTTTACGCATCTTTATATCATACTCTTGAACTAAGAATTCGTCAACATCATCGATGCTGTTCTGACGATTCTTTGTGTCCTGACGTCTGAGTTTAGGTAACTCAATCTTGCCTAGCAGAGTACTATCAGCATAGCGTTGGGAAAATTCTTGATATGTGAACGAACGGTGCCTGAGAATCTGTGCAGCGATTGCTCTTGTTGTGCAGATCTCTAGTGTCATGAACGCTTGTTCAAAGATACTCCAGTGCTGATGTTTGATACAGTACTTTAACAACCCTGATACCTTAGGGTTCTCTTGATTATTGGGATTGCTTACTCGTGCTACATAACCAATAGTCTTCTCCGCTTCGGGAGTGACCGAAATCAGACTTACATTCATCGGGATTTTTTCTTCTTAGGTTTTTTTGCTTCAGTTGGATCGTTCCACAATTTAGGGTTTACATTACCCTTGGATTGTACGAACGTTACAAAGTCTTTCTTATAGAGATCATAATAATAATCAAAAAGATCTACTGCCTTTTGGCAGATAGTAATGTCATAACGTTCTTTACCGTCCACCTTATAGGTTACAAGGTAGGCAGTATAAGGCAACGAGGTATCGTTTGCCTTCTCTTTATCACAGTTCTCATGAAGAACTTTCAACTTCTGTTCCCCCACTCAATTTGCGTGAATGCTTCTTTGACTACTGCTTTTGTGATACGCTTGTACTTTGTACTAAGTCTCTTATCTTTTACAAGGCAGAGAAGTTCTGCTTCTTCAGCAGACAGTCCTTCTAGGAGTTGGACAAACAGAGATTCTCTTTTAAGACCAGGTAGTTTATCAGCACCACCTTTCACAAATCTGTACAAACCTTTGTACTCTTGCTCTAAGCGAGTGTGATCAGTGCCTACTGGTGCATCATTAGGTGTGTAAGGTACATCACCCTCTGGAAGCATGGAGACTACACTGTCATCAAAGTTCCAGATCAAAAGAGATCTAAGTGCTTGACTGTTGTGTCTATGAAGAATTTGAATCTTCTCGTCCTTTGTTTTTGCGTTTGAGACTTTTCGTAAAACCTCACTGATAAGCAACCTAGGGTTGCTGTTGTCCATGTTTTTAGTTGCCATAATGATTGTTAAATAATGAAATCAATCTTCCTCGTCATCGTCGAGTTCTTGGATATCCCAAGGTGATGTTGGTCTGACGTAGATAAGTTCATCATGTAAGATGTTACCGTCCTCATCAAGCATCTCTGGATGTGTAACTGACTTGGCATAAGCAGCGTTTTCGATGTAATCTTCAACGTATCCTTTTGCCAACCAAGAAACAGTCATTCCTAAGATGAATGCTCCGATGGTAACTAATGTTGCTAGTGCTATTAGCATGGTTTCCTCCTATGGAATAAAGAATAAATGGAAACCAACCTCCTATGTTTGAACTACTTTTATTTAGAAACTTTTTTGCGTCCTGGTCTACGATCTAATTCATATTGCCAAGCATCTTGTAGGATCTTGTACAAATAATCTTTGATCTTTCTTGCTCTTGGTTTCCCAAGATGACCATACGCTTCACGAATAAATCGGTGGTCTGTACTTTTGCCACCCTTGATGTAATGATCTAAATCATAGCAAAGTTGCGAGATTGTATCTGCAGTTGAGGAAGAAATAAAATCACTTATCTCTTTCCTCTTGATCTTGTTTGCTTTTAAGTAATCGTATGCTTTGAAATAAAACTTGTTTTCTTCAAAGGCACAATCAATGGATCGCTCCACAAGATCATAAAATTCTTCCATTATCAAATAAGGTTGTGTTCACGGAGGTATTGTACAGTCTCAGTGCATCCACCAAGATTAGTACTGTTCAGCACTACCTGAGGAAAGGTAGAACCGTTACCGAATTGATTATAGAATGCTTCTCGTTCAAAGTCAACCCCCAGTTTGTATTCTCGGAAATTGTATCCTTTTCCTTCGAGCACTTGTTTTACTTTAGTGCAGTAAGGGCAACCAGTACGAGTGTAAACAGCAAAGTTCATGAGCATAGTAGGGAGAATAAAAAAGGGGACCCGTAGATCCCCTAGGTTTCAGTTTATATAGCAGCGATTTTAGAAGGAGTACTTAATACCTGCCTTCGTGCCATATCCGCGATCAACATTGCTGTCGCCAGATCCAAGGAAACTAACTTCACCGTATGCAGAAAGAGCATCGGACAACCCAAGACCAAGACCTGCCTTACCAGAAGGAACAGTGTCTGCCTCTCCACCATCAGGAGAAACGAAAGTAGCACCGCCCTGTACATAGTATGAAGCAGATTCTCCAAGAGCACCTTCCCAACCAACGTGAGCGTCAGTATTAGTTCCAGTATAGTTTGAACCAGTCCACGCAGAATTGGCTTCGACGTTCACATATGGACCTGCGAAGGCAGCACCAGAGGCGAGAAGAGGAGCAGCAACAGATGCTGCGATTACAGATTTAATAGACATTTTTTTAAAAGAATTTACTTGCGGAATTTTTCTACCCGCAGATGATAGAAGTCTCGACATGACTTCGTGTTAGGTATGATTGAAGATGACCTAGCGCGAGTAGTTGAGGCATTCGGAAATACTTAATCAGGTGGCGTCCCACCTTCACCGAGTATTTATACTAACATGATCCCAAGGATTTGTCAAGTGTCGTTGGAATGTTTTTGTTCCAACTTAATCTCGGCACGCCTCTTGAGAAGTTTAGCGTACATGACCTCCTCCTTAGTATAGCATGCTTTGTTCTTTTTGCGTGCTTTAATAATCTTTTTTGCTGCTTTTATTGTGTCTTTTAATCTCATGACGGATTTCCTCCAGTTTTTGTCTTGATTCTACAAGCATCTTAGCGACCTTTGCCCTGCCCTCATAGTATGCATCAGGATTAAATTGAATGTCAATGTAGTCCATGGGGTCCATGATTGCATCGAACTCTGCATCACCATCACCTACAATCTCCCTGATCTCTTTAGGCAGATCTTCATTTTTAATCTTTGGTAGTTCCATTAGTACCCTCCTTCGGATGCTGATTCTGTTAGTTTGTATCCTACAGCGTCTCGTGTTGACCAAATAAGATTACTCACACTTGGTACACCTAGTGTTAGATCAAACGATGTTGCCACATAGTCTACACCCGCACCTGCTGTAATGTCAAGTTTTGCGTTACAGTCATTGCCATCAAGATCTCTGAAACATAGTCTGGTGTTATTATTCTCGCGTACAAATCCACCTGAGTTAGCGACGATGGTTGCATTATAAGTTTGACCTCCTTGTAGTACAACCGTTCTACTAGTTTCACCTGAGGATCTGCTCGTATCTTGAACAAACTGTTGACCCGCTGCGGTGTAGGTTCCTAGAGCAGTGCTATAAGCGTTTGGATTATCACTCCATTCAAAATCTAGTACAAACTCTCTGCTGCCAGATCCTGTCGTTACGATACTTCCATTAGAACTAAAAGTCGCATTGACGTTAGAAGATCCTGCTGCTGCTTTTAATCTATATGCTACACCACCTGGGTTCTTAGACCATACATTATTACTTGCTTGGGAAAACGTTGTGTTGGTCACTGTGACCCCAAGTACATGAGGTCCTGTGCTTACGTTATTAATATTTATAGTTGATGCTGCCTTGCTTGCAATAGAACCAATGCTTACACCGTCCCATGTGAATGATGCAGTGTCATCACAGGCAACCTCTAGTTCATAATTACCTGCTGTTTCGATCATTATATTAGAAGTCGCAGTGTGTGGTGTACCAGAGAGGACTGCTGTGTTAGAAGGGTAGACAGCATACTCATTCAAGAGAGCATGACTCGCCCAAGTTTGATGTGGACCTGACTTAACCCATGGAGCAGGTGCAGGTACAAAGCATTCAGTGCCTCTACAGATCTTTAAATACCATCCACCAGGGTTTCTACCCCAGTTGTATGCAAGACCTTCTGGTTGTCCATCAGCACCTACAAACCCTGCATCAGAGTTTGTACACCTTACTGATAGTGTTAGTGTACCTGCATTGAGTGTAAGAGATTGTGAGTATGGAGTAGCATATGAACCACCTGCAAAGATACCACCTGATACATTATTAAAGTTTGCGAGTGGAATTGATATATCATCTAAAAACACTGAGAATGTATCATCAGCACCACCAGTGATTGTGTATGTATCTGTAGCAGGAATAGGAATTTGATATGTTACTTCTTGTATTTGACGAGGAAGAGTACATTGTTCTGGGTTTACCCATACAGCAAACTTGTTTCCCTCTTCACTCCAATAACTATCGTTTCCTGGGTTATCGATATCTCTACTTACTACAGGATAAGTTACTGGGGTAGATCTCTGGACTTTGTATTTCGTAACTTCAGTTCCATCTGCTGTGAAGAATTTTAAAGGTTTGATATTGATATCAGGATCCCAGTCTGAACAGGCAGCAGGACCCATGGTAGGCACAAAGAAAGTAGGAGCAAAGTTCCAAGTTCCAGGGAAAGGTCCATCTGGGAATAGTGTGTAAGGATTATCTCTGTCGTAAATATATTCGCAATCGTAAAAACTTCCGTCCTCTCTCTGCTTACATCTTTGTTCTTTAAATCTTGGTAACCCTGGAAAAAGATCTTGATCCCATCCCCAATCACCACCAGAACTTGCGACAGGAATACGCACATCCACCTCAGTATCTCTGATGATAGATGGTAAATAATCTGCTGTTGCTGTTTCTGGAAGGATTACGTCACAAACTGGACCAAAGTTCCCTTCTGGATAATAAAATGCCACAAAAAAAGAGGAGGGGGTACCTCCTCTATTTAGGATCCATCTCGAACGAGACTATTTATAAAGCATTACCTCTAGGAAGAACTTCCTCAGGGAAGACAAAGTTCTCATGAGGTTGATCGACTGGTGCCATCCATGCACGAAGACCTTCGTTTAAAAGAATGTTCTTAGTATAGAACGTTTCAAACTCTGGATCCTCCGCTGCACGAATCTCCTGAGATACAAAATCGTAAGCACGAAGATTAAGAGCGAGTCCAATGATACCGATACTAGATGTCCAGAGACCCATGACGGGAACAAAGAGCATAAAGAAATGCAACCAACGCTTGTTACTAAAAGCAATACCGAAAATCTGTGACCAGAATCGGTTTGAAGTAACCA